GTTTTACGGCAACTTTGTCAGGTCCGCCTTGTATTTGCATGGCTGAGACAGTTGCGCTAACGGTCGCCATTGACCCAGCAAAACTGGTGATGTCTACGGTTTGCTCTACATAGTCGTAGCCGTAAGAAAAGACGATTGCGTTAGTTGTCTCAGCTCGAGCTTCAAACGCTGGGTTTATTGCAAAGAATGCAAATGCCGCCAACGGAGCAAAGGTAAGGCGTGGCCTGCGTGTGATCGCCCCAATGAAACTACGAAAGGACTTTCGTGCCACGGAAACCTCCGCAGCTATTGTACATTACTTAAAAATGCACTAATTAGACATCAGTATGGCAAAAATGATCGAGTCACTCCGGACAGAATCGACCTGAGAATCAATGTAATCCGTAACGTCACTGTCGATCGCATTGTTGTACTGCGTGATAATCCACTTGGTCCCGTCCCACGTCCAGCTTTTATTTGCGGCGTTATAGACTTGACCCAGTGTCGGGGAGTCGGGAAAATCTAGCGCCATTACTCAGCTCCCGGGTTGGGGTTTGAATGGTAGCTCTCAACGAATAAATTAGGATCCACCCACTCTACTAAAACCCACTCAGACTGATCTTCGTCCCATTTGAATTCTGGTTTATTTGGGATATACCAAGATAGGGAAATTGGATTAAGCACATGATTGTCTGATGGTTTCGGGGATATGAACGCGTCTTTCCCTTCATCATAGGTATATCCGATTCCAGCAAATCGACGCCGAAGCTGATTATTGTAGGAAGTCTGAACCCATCTACCTTCACCAAAAATTCTTAGACACTCTGCTTTTCCCAAGCTTTCGTTTTCATTGCCTGATTCGTCAAGCAAAGCAGCGTTGTCTATCACTACAATTCTCACAACAACATTGTTGTCATCAATTTCAGCAAAATGGGCCATTACTTGGTCCACCTAAGAATAACTATTCCAGAACCTCCAGAACCACCAGGGTTTTGGGGGGAAACGCCACCAGCGCCGCCACCACCATTGCCAGTATTGGCTGACCCCGGAGTTCCGGGACCACCGCCAGAAGAGCCGCCAATCCCTCCCACAGCAAGCGTACGTGATGAACCGTCCCAAGTATTTGTTGTTCCAGGGCCAGGGTTTCCAAATCCCCACATTGCTGGCGCATTGGTGTTTCCTCCAGCACCTCCAGCACCGCCACCGCCACCGCCACCACCACTTGCAAAGTTCCCTGGTGGCGTAGACTCATATGCCCCCCTGCCTCCATTATTGCCCTGGGGCGGTGAAGTAGGGGGTGTGTTACCGGAACCGCCGAGACCAGAAAGAGTGTAAGCCACGCCTGTTCCCGCGTTGTAAGAAGTACCTCCCCCCCCACCGCTACCACCGTTGCCGCCTGCGCCATTAGCGGGCCAACCCCCAATGCCGCCGCCAGCTGAGGTTATGTTGTGAAATACGGAGGGCGATCCAGCGGTCGGCTGAGAAGGAGCGCCAGGGCTGGTTCCACCATTCCCGCCACCACCGATTGTTATGGGGTACGTCCCAGGACCGAAACCTGGAAAAGTGCCGGTTCTGTAACCGCCAGCTCCTGCACCCCCGCCGGCGGCATTTACCGAGCTATGCCCACCACCACCACCACCTGCTACTACTACATACTCGAGGTCTGATGATCCTGCATCTACTGTGAATGTAGCGCTTGCAGTAAATACCAGCCCGATGTACGTGTCATCAGCGAAATACTCATAGGAGGAGCTTGGAGTTACGGAGAACGACAATGCTCCCGGCCACTGGTTGGCCTTGCCAAACTTATACTGCTCTTCGAGGTTCCATACGCCAGGCGCGCTAAGTACACTGGCTTCGTTATAGGAGCCGAGAATACCGCCATTGTTATCTTTCATATTTACGAAATCTCCAAAATTGACAGAGTCAAGTGAAGGTCATCGGCGGATGCTGTTCTTGCCTTAAGAATGTCTCCGGCCTCCAGAACTAATTTTCCTGTAACTGGAGAAATTGTCGACTTGGCTGGAACTGCTACTTGTTCGACGAGACTGATGTCATTTGTTCCATCGGCTCTAACGGTCAGCGTCAGCCATGTTGCGGAAGACGGGGTCATGTTTGCGGCCTGACAACCCAAAACAATGGTCGTCGTTACAGCAGGAGTTGTATAAAAGTCGGTTAGGGAGGCGCTGACTGAGTAAGTCACAACTTTAAACGTGTTTGCCACTATAGGCCTCCAAGAGCAATTACGAGGGCTATATCGCCCACGTCAACGGGGTTTGCCCATTTTACACCATTTGCAGCTGACGAATCGGCCACAAGTAGCTGGCCATTGGAACCAACAGGCAAAATTGCCGCCGAATTGTCCGCAGAACCAACCATCAAATCGCCCTTCGCGTTGATGTCGGTTATGTCAAAAGCATTGCCTGGAAGACTCTGGTAGGAAATGCTGGACCACGTGTCAGTGCCGTTGCCAATTTTGTATTTTTGAGTATCGGTCTCGAGGCCCAATTCACCTTCGGCCAACACTGGGTTAGCAGATGTCCATTGGGCAGCAGTTCCTCTTCTGAATTGAATTCTTGTAGGCATCAGACACCCATCAACAGAAACGGACTAAGGGGACGATCACCAATGTACCAGTAACTGAGGTCATTCCAGTTATCAACGCCATTGCCAACTTTTAAGTGTTTGGTATCGCTTTCGATACCCAGCTCGCCCTCAGACAAAAGAGGATTCTCTGAAGACCACTGAGAAGATGTTCCGTTGCGTACAATAATTCGAACAGCCATATTTATCCCTACAAAAAAAACGGGTGACTAACTTCGCGTGTCAAAAGATTTGGCAAATCCGCCCATGCATGGAGGCCATCTCCAATTCGAATTTTTGAGTTAGTCAGGTCGAGACTAATTTCAGCTAAATGCAGAGTTGGATTTGAATCAGACCACTCCGAGGCAGCTCCACGCCTGAACTGAACCTTAACGACCTCACTCACGGTCCACCTCCGTCAAGTGTTGGAACTCCACCATAAACACTGCCTGGCAGGCCGCCGTCAATGTTTACCAAAGCGCCGCCAATGGACGACTGTATTTTCCAGACACCACCAGTATATTTCCAGGTCCTGTCTCCAACCGTGTGGGTATCCCCCTCTGTTGGGCTATTCGGAAAATCTATTGCTGCCATGTCTTCATTTTACCAAAGTGAATCAATTGCGTGGTCACTTGGGGTAGCTCGCTGGAAGTGAGTTTAGATCTACTGGTAACGCGTCGCCCGTCTCTCTCGCCGGAAATTGGTTTTTGATATTTTGGTACCAGTCCGAGAAAAGGATTGGCATTTCCGTTTTTTCAGTACGGTAAAATGGTTTGTAAATATCGTCATCAGTCAAGTACAGACCAACTACTTGTGACTCAACCGAATTTATTAGCTCATTTCTAACATTCAACGGCATTTGAACGCATCTCAGGAAATTGTGAGCCAGCTCGGCCATCGGTTCACTATTATTCAAATCAGTGTAAGAAAATGCCCACTCGATAATCATTCTAAAACACTCATGAATGCTGAATGACTCATTTTGCGGATGCTGTTCGTAGCAAAATTTACTGACAGCATTGGACTTCTCGATGCCTGTTTTTAGCGAAAATCTAGTTATTACTGCTATAGGAGAAAGGTCAAGTTCGATTGAATAGTCGTCCTGATAATCAATGTTAAAGTTCCCCTGTTCGTCCAGATAGAACCAGGTGTGAGTATTTACCCCATGCGTGATTTCGGTTATATCTGATATTGCGAATTCTGTTGTGCTGCAAATAGTTGATAGTGGGTCTTCGTTGGGGGTAGACAAAGGAACAAGAGAATAAATCTCCGAGGTATTGACTAAGTGACCTATATACAAGAGTTCTTCGTGAGTGAATGGCTGACCAGTCTTAGGCCCTATGTCCGATGGACAAACCCATTCTAAGTTTTCGTCAAGCTCGTACCAGGCCTCTGGTGGTGGGGGCAAGAAACAGTCGTGTAGATCTGAGTATAAAAATCCAACGTCTCCAAAATTTCGCCTGAATGGGACCCCGCCGTCAGGTGTCCAGGTATCTGGGTCGTAATGAACGTTATTTTTTGTATTGCGCGACGTTTGGACGTATCTGCCCGGACCACACGCGCTTATGCATATTTCAATCCCCTTATCCTCAGACTCATTATTGTCCTCATCTAGGATGTCTTCATTGTTGATTGAAATAACTCGAATTACGTAGTTATCATCGTCAAGTTCCGTGAAGTAGGCCATTACTCAAAATAGTCCTTTGGCGCTCTGATGACAACTATTCCCGATCCTCCAGGACCTCCAGGTCCACCAGGAACCCATGGGCCTTTGAATGACGTCTGATAACCACCAGAGCCACCACCACCGCCACCACCCGTGTTGGCAGTTCCAGCACCACCGTTACCACCACCGCCACCCCCAGCGCCACCTGAACCCCCCGGCTGCAAGGTGCCGATGTTCCCGCCGCCTCCACCTCCGCCTCCGCCGCCATAGTTTACGGCAGAACCAGTTCGGTAATTATTTGTTGGACCAGGGCCACCAGGGCTACCAGGGACACCAGGGCCACCACCAGCGCCACCAGCGCCACCAGCAGTTCCACCCGAAGACGTTAGTGGCCCTAATGTTGAGTGAGTTGAAGCCCCACCGATAACAACAGGATAACTATTATATGCGTTGATAGTAGTAGTAGCAGTTTTTCTTGCCCCACCAGCGCCGCCGGCAGCGCCTGGAAAACTTTGTCCAACTGGGCCACCTCCAGGCGTACCACCCTGAACTAGAAATACATCTACAGAACTAGAGCTTCTACCAACAACAGCAAATGTTGATGTTGCGTTAAACGTGTAAATAACATAGTCTCCATAACTTGTCTTGGTCATTGCTGGCGCTGGACTGGAGACTAACGTACTTTTGTTGGGGCCTCGACCGGGTCCGGTGCCACCACCAGATAAATTACCGAAGGAAGAAACTGTGGGCATGTCAGGCAAACTTTGTTTGGCTACCGGTTACTAAATAAGTACTTGATCCGGTTCTAATAGCAGTGAATAAATAGGCGTCAATAGAGTTTATATTACCAATGGTAGGGGCGTTACCGGTTTGCCATTTTACGGTTTGTGTTGCTCCATCAATTTGTATGACAGTTGGTCTGTATTCAGTTGCACCAATTGTTACTAAAATAGCAACCGTCAAAGATTCACCAACAGACACGATATCTGAAAAAGAGGAAATCGCACTGCCTCTTAAATTGAATGTCCAGTCGGCCGAAGCACTAGCCGTAAAATAAAATGCCCCATAGTCTGCGCAGTCCAAGTTTACCGTTCCAGTAGCGACCGTTGCTGTCACGGACCACTTTTCCTTTAGACTCACGCAAACGGACTTGGTCAGTAGTAGGTTTTGCGGCTGAAGGGTCCACTTCATCCCCTGTCCGCTAGCAGTATCGGCAACAAGCAAAGAATCTTGTGTCCCTATACTGACAATCCCAGCGCTATCTACACCCCCGCCAGCTATCAAGTCTCCTTTGGCAGTCATTATGTCGTACGGCGGCTTCCACATAAGGCCGTATGTAGCTGAACTGTCAGCGGTAAGAATATAGGAGTCTGTTCCGACTCCGAGGCGATCGAGATCGTTGGTGGTGTTCCCAACTAAAATATCGCCCTTAGTTGTAACTTGAGCAGAAAGGTTGTCAACAACATTTGGTCCGATTTCGACCCAAAACGAGTCATAGTAAACGAATGTAATTCCGGTATCGGATTCGAACCATAGATCGCCTTCTGAGGGCGAGCTTGGTGCTGTTGTTGCAACTGTAAGAGAACCTCCACCACCGCCGCCGCCCCCTCCAGTTACCTCGTTCCAAGTAGACCCAGAGCGGAAGAAGAGCTTTGCATTTGTGGTGTCGATGGCGATTGCACCATCTGGCAAAGTGGCTGATGGGGTGCCGGCGCTAGTTAGCGTGACTACACCGTTAGACGCTCTAATTACCCCCGCTACATCGAGTTCATGATCTGGGTTGGTCTTGCCTACTCCAACGCGGTTATTGGGGTCATCGACGTAAAGCGTTGACGAGTCAATCGTCAATCCACCAGGTACTACGAAGTTTTTACGAGTTCCCATGAGTCACCTGCAAGAAGGCTGCGTGCCTTCGATTTTATCAGGGATGTTATGGTCAGGCGGCGATAGCTGTTGAGCGAACCCGGAAAACTGTCGACGACGAAGATGCGGGCGTAGCCGTCACTCGAATGTTGCCAGAGTTGATGTCCACGTCGAAGCTAGCTGGAGCCGTTCCCACCACAACCGTACCGTATTCGGTGTATGAAACGTTTGATCCGTCGTGGATGGCGAGAAGCTCAGTGACCATGTAGTTGGTTGATTCGACTGCCTGGATTACGTACTTGACGGAACGATAGTCGGTTGCACTTACCGTCTTGATGGAAGTCGCCGAAGTGGTTGTCGTGGTCGCTGAGTCCATGTCGTCAAGTGATTTCTTGACAGGATCGGAAGCATCGCCAATAAATAGCGCCCCAAAAGTGGGCGTTGACGTTGTAGCGATATCCTGCGGCAACGAAAGAGTGATCGATCCGGTGCTGGCAGTCGTGGAGATCTGATTGCTTGTGCCGGTTACTCCAGTAACACCAGCATTGGTGACAGTGATTGAGTCGGCACCAGCATCTGTCGTTACTGTGATTCCAGTTCCAGAGACAAAAGTGAGCGTGTCCGAACCAGAATCAGCCTCTACGTCACTCTGGCCGGAGACAGAGATGGTTGAGAAAGAGTTTGTTCCGCTTAGCGTCGCTGGAGCAAACTTGGATCCGTCGTATTGAAGCACCTGGTTTGAGGTGGCGCCACTTGTGTCGACCTCGATACTGTCAACGAATAGTTGAGTCGTCTCGATATTTCCAACGTCGAGAGTTCCCTTAGAACCGGAGAAAACCTCAGAGGAGTTGATGGCGTCCGGGATGAACGTGAACTTTCCTGTTGAGTCATCGAAACCGAAGAAGCCGACTTTGGCCGAAGTGCCGTTGTGCCAGCGGAACTCAATACCACGATCTTTGTCGTCATCGGCACCGGGAGCGGAGTCTCCGCCCAAAGTCAGAATAATGTCGTCGGTGGTAAGGGTTGTCGAGTTGACTGTGGTCGTTGTTCCGTTGACCGTCAAGTTCCCAGTGACCGTGAGGCTGTTGTTAACGGTCGTCGTACCAGTACCGGCGCCGATTGAAACTGTTGTTGCAGCCCCACCAATGTTAAGGGTTGTGGCGTTTGTGTTGAAGACTGTGGCCGTACCAGTCTCAGTGGTCGTGATATCGGCTCCATTGACCGCTAGATCGCCGCTGAGAGTCAAACCGGTGAATGTTGGGCTAGCGCCAGTGTGGATGTCCTGGGGCAAATCAAGCGTGATTGCGGCGTTTTCTGAACCGGATCCTGTAACGGATACGCGGTTTGTTGTGCCGGCGATCGTCGCTACATAGTTTCCTGTCGTGTCTGTACCCAGGGCGACAGAGTCTGCGGCAATGGTCAGGGCAACGTTTGACACGTCTCCCGATCCATCGATCGAGAACGATCCAGTTACGTCACCAGTTGCAAACGTGACAGTTCGCGCCGTGGTCCAGGAAGCTGCAGTACCAGTGATGTTCGAGTCAGTGAATGCAACAACTTTTGACGCAGAGCCGTTGTAGAACTTTAACGCCCCACCCTGATTGAAGAGATCGCCCGAGGTCGTGCCGACATCGGAACCCTGAGAGGTGAGCAAAACCTTCGTATCAGGCTTGATGCCAGCTGAGGGTACTCGGAAATCGATGCGTGCCATTTAAGCCTCCGGCCAGTAGCGGAACTGACCAATTTTAGCATCAAACAAAAGTTGCTACGGTCTAATAATTGTCTTTAAAACCTGAAATGAAGTATTCGCTGAGGCTGGTGTTGCCTGCAAAACAATGTAACCAGATGATTGGGATAGGGAATACTCGGCAAGATCCGTTCCAGAGGTTGTTATCCGCGCATACTCGACGAAATTGATTGTTGTTCCGTCCAGTAGGGCCATGATTTCCGTAGAGTCCGCATCGGATCCATCGTCAGCTCGAATCATGTACTTGATAGCAGTTGCTTGTGTCGAATCAAGCTGCTGATTCGCTGAAGTCGTCGAAAGGGAGACGTTGACTACATCGAAGAAGACGCTTTGAAGCTCAGTTCCCTCCCAGGACGAGCCATTCCACACCCAGGTCGTATTGCCAGATGTTACGGAATCATTGACCGCTGGGCTAGATGGAAATTGAAGAGCCATGAGTAAATTTTAGCAGGGTCAATTGAGGCTTCACGGCGCCAGGAACCCTGCGACAGTTTTCATGTTGTTGACTTTGACCACAAAAAAGAAGATGCTCTTGCGGGGTCAAAGGGTTCGGGTTTATCCTCGGAATGACTGTGATACATCCATCCAACGCAGATGGCCGACAACTTGTCAAGCAAATCCTGCTCCGTTGCAAAAGACGAGAACAAGGCGTCGTCATTAGCAACGCCCATGAACGTCCAATCCTGCGGTGAGATCAATCCATTTGAAACAGCGAAGTAGCCGCCATCAACAATAGAATCAGGGATTGTCCCGTCAGCGGTGAGTGTGTATTCGACAATCTTCATTATTCACCTCGTTCCAACGCCAACAAAGACGATTCATCAAAAGCGAGGACGCCTCGACGCTGGGCGTATTCTTGGGCATTACCTGCATATTTATCGGCACACGCTTCAAGCCAGTTAGTCACCATCTTGTGTGTCGGTGCTTTCCCGTCATTGAGTAATTGGGCCTCAGCATTCAATAACCAGTCAACTTCCATTTGAGCGACCGCACCGTTGATACCCAACTGAAACAGATAGATATGGTTGCCTTCGTCAATATATCCGTTGCGGGAACGGGCCGCAGTCAACGCCTGATTGAACGCTGTCATAATGTGATAGCGAACCTGGTCATGTTCATACATTTCTTCCGTAATTGCGTCTACACCAAGATGTTCAAGAATCGCCTGGTATTGGTTGATGTTGAAATGCAGTTTACGGATGGCCCCACGGACTGATGCTTCGCCGTTCGCTCTGCGGGTTTCTATCTCATCAAGTTCAATTTGTATTTCTTCCCTGCGCCAACGGTCGATGCAGGAGTCAAGTTCTTCTGTCAAACGGGCGTGCTTGACGTTCTCTTTCCGCAAACCTAGTTGGGCTTCTTCCAAGGCTTGACGAGTGCGGTTGATAGTTGCCAGGATATGACGTGCGGCATTGATTGGTGTCAAGTCGGCAACATCAAGTGTTGCGGCTTTGAACTGGGACGATGATTTGTTGAAGTTTTCAGAATCAAGAATTGTTGCTGGTAATGCGTTATTGATTTTTTCCAGCATTGTTTTGTAGGTGCCAGAAATTTCAAGGTCGCCTGAAATGGTTTTGAGTTCGATGTTGCTCATGCGATACCGCCGTGGTTGTTGCAAACTGTTTGCAGGGAATATTTACCTTCAAGCAAATCACCGAAATCTGTGGTATTTCCTGTTGTAGCGATGGTTATATACCGAATGTCTGTTCTCAAAACAGCACCAGTAGCATATCCACCAGCAATCACCCCACGCAATTTGTTAGATGCGGCTGGGGGCGAGGATTGAGTAGAATCCAAATCACCAAAATCAGTAGAGTTCCCAGTACTTGCCATTGTTACATATTCTAAAATATTTGTGGCAGTGTGACCGCCGTTGAGTTTGGTGGCACAAACGAAAACTGCTCGTGTAGATGAGGTGCATGAACCAGGGGCATACGAAGCCGCCAACAAATCACCGAAATCGGTGGCGTTGCCCGTAGTAGCAATAGTCACATAATCAATCGTATTGAAAAACGTACCCGTATATCCGCCACCGTTCAATGCCCTAGTTGTAGACGACGCCCCAGTACAATACCCACGTGTGTTGGTAAGGTTTCCAAACGATACCGAGTTGCCTGTTGTCGCTATAGTGAGGTAGTCAATAATGTTGCTGTAGGTATTGCCTATACTTGACCATCCATAAGCAACAATTTGTCTTGTCTCGTTTGAAGATGAACCGCCATCTGCAATAGTCGTTGTTCTTGCATCACCGAAATCGGTGGCGTTGCCAATTGTTGCAAACGTGACATACTGGTATGTGTTGCTACCCACCGACGAGAAAACGCCTCTCGTTGTTGAACCAGCCTGACCATTAGACCTATCAGGGTTACTTATCAAATCGCCAAAATCCCCAGCGTTGCCAGTTGTTTCAATAGTGACGTAATCAAGATTTACTGACTGTTGCCCACTAACAAAACCACGGCCAAAAATTGCTCGTGACCCAATGCCCTTGGCTGAACCCCAACCTAAACCGTACACACCAGCGTTCGACCTGCCCGCAACAATAGGCATCAGTAACTCCTAAGCAAACTGCGTCTGAGACGCCAACACCGTATAGGTCGGTGTCGCCGCCGTCTTGATAATCGTGTAAACGTACACGTCGATTGAGGAAGCATTACCAGCGGTAGGGGCCGAACCACCCTGCCACTCAGGAGTAACGGCAGACCCATCAATTTGTAACGCCGAAGCGTAATACGGGGTTGCTCCCTGCGTTACGGCAAACACCACCGTGATGGAATCACCCGTATCCAACAGGCTCGCCAACGTCGTAGAGCCATCGCCTCGAACATTCAGCGTCCAGTTGCCTGAGGCGTCAGATGTGTACAGCCATCCCGTTGAAGTCAAGGTATCAAAGTTGACTGTGCCAGTCGCAGCTGTCGCCGCAACATTCCACGACTCCTCAGCCCCCTGTAGAACGGCGTTATTGATCACGGGGGCTGTCAGGGTCTTGTTAGTTAGGGTCTCGGTGCCTGTGAGCGTTGCTGAGCCAGCGGGCAAGCTTGAGTAACTTAAGGAATTCCAAGCTGTTGAACCATCGCCAATTTTGTACTTATTAGTGTCGTTCTCTATGCCCATCTCGCCCTGTGCGAGAGTGGGGTTAGCTGACGTCCAGTTGGCGGCCGTGTCATTTCGTAGTTGAATCTGTACAGCCATTAGGCCGAACCTCCATTTAGTGCCAGGATTCCACCGTAGTTACTCGAGGCTGATCCTCCATCAATGTTCGAGTTGATGAGATGAACGTTAGCGCGAGAAGTGTAGGCATCTACCCATTGAGAAGAATCTCCATCGTTGTAATAAATCTTCAACTTGCCAGTATCTGACTCCCACCACAGCTCGCCAGAAGATGGACTTCCAGGTGGAGTATCTGATACCGAAACAGCAGACCCGCCGGCAGCACTCGTCCATGAAGATCCATCCCACTTTAAAAAGTCGCCAGTGGTCGGAGAAGAAACGCTGACATTCGAAATATCATCCAGAACAACGCTCGACATGGCTGACGAATGATCGTGCGAATCATGGCGTCCTGTAGTCAAGTACTGAGTGTGATCATCGTCAGCAAGTCCGGTCATTGTTCCATGATCGGATACGGCTTCCGATGGAATACCAGACCCGGAAGAGATCGCTCGCCTGATGTCAAGAACGCCTCGGATGGCAGCTTTTAGGGTGTTAGAAAACGTATCACTGGCAACAAACGCAATACGATAAAGAGGCCTAATCTCAAAAATTGGCAGACCGTCTAAATCGAGGTCCTCCCACTGTCTCTCTTCGATTGTGCTTTGGTTGTCGGCTGCAGTTTGGCCAAGAATCGCAATAACTGGTTCATTCAGATTGTTAGTGGCGACAATCCACATCGCTCCGTATTTATTGTTAGCAACGTCTGCAGTTGACCACGAGCCTCCACTTTCAACGTTGTACTGCGCCCGAGAGGTGCCGGCCTTGAAAGGCGAGGTTGTAGCAGTGTCTTTAACCCAGGCTGTACCGCTTCTATAGAACACGGGAATCTCGGCAGTACCCTCGAGGACCTGCTCCCAAGTGTTGGCTGTTGGTGAGGCTGCATGCGTGATATCAACTTGGAGGTCTTCGTCGAAGAACGTACCGCCGGCAAGAGCTAACTGAGTGTGGGCATCCGAAGAGCCATCTCCATCTGTCGAATAGCTACTGATTCCAAAGCCAGAGGCAATGGCAGCGCCGCGCGTTCTGTGAAGGTACTCGTGGGTTTGCCAATCGAGAGTGATACCGTGACGCTCATCGGCAAAGAACTCGGCTGCTCCGGTGGTCGAGTTCCAATAGATGTAAGCCGTGGGAGTATCTGCGTCCCAAGTAAAATATGTTGTTTTGTACTGGAGAACGCCGGAGGAATCGAAATAAATGTAGTACAACCCAGTTGTGTCTGGGATTGTTACTGTTGATGCAGATGACTTGACGTACCGATTGCCTGCACACCAAATGGTGTACGACGAAACTGCTGGCTGGATCGTGAAGACGCGGGTGCCATTGTTGAATGAGATTGTGCTGTCGGTTCGATCCTCATGACCCATCGGCTCCATAGTTGGGAGCGTGTCGTTTACCCAATTCGTTCCATTATGTACAAGTAGCTGACCATTTGTCGCGGAGGTAATGACAACGTCGGTCAGGCCGTCGAGATCTGTAACTGCCGCACTGACACTGGCGTTAGTCCAGGCTATGCCGTCATACTTGAGTACCTGGTCAGTCGAAGGGCTACTAATACTGACGTCGAGAAGGTCATCTAGTTGAGAAACATCAGATGTTCCGTAGGTAACCGTAGCCGGTGCGAACTTCGTGCCGTCAAAAGTAAGGAATTGCTGCGACGTGGCACCAGTCGTATCAATTTCAATACCATCTACAAAAAGTGCAGATGCTTTGAAGGTGTCGTCCGTCTTTAGGACATTGGCGCTGTCGCGATAGAGGTTCGTATCTACTGTTGATACGTCGCCAGCGCCCCAGGAAATTTTTCCGCCCGCGTCAATCGACAGCTTCGGGTTTGTCTCCCCATTTAGACCAATGTCAAAGGCAGTATCGGAGACGGTGTTGAAGAACCGCGCCCGGATAACACTAAAAATCTTAAAAGCCATAGAGCCTCAACTCTTTGGAGATCTATTGCGAGGCCCCTCGAGGCCCCTATCAGCCTGTGATGACCACGCGGTATGCGTTTGTCGAAGGCGCCGTGCTGAAAGCTACAGTCACGGTGTTCGTCGACGCTCGCACTGTATCAGCAATCACGGTGTCGTAGGTGGCGTTGTCATACACCTGAACTACCACGTCGCGGGTGCCAAAGTTGTGCGTGATCGTGAAAGAGAGATCGGACGAGTTACCAACTGTTTGAGCGGCAACTCGAGCGAGTACTGGGGTACTGGTCGTGAACCCAGCGGATGTCGAACCGAGGTTGGTTCGGGCGTCGGCCGCTGAAGATGCACCGGTACCACCATGGGCAACACCAACATCGGTAGCTTCCCAGGTGCCTGTCGAGATCGTCCCAAGGGTTGTGATCGAAGATTGACCGGCATAAGTGGAGGCGATGTCAATAGTGTCGGCGTTGGCGGTGATTCGATCGGCCGTACCGACAACATCGATTGTGTTGCCGGTCTTGGTGAGACCGTCACCAGCGGAGATCGACCCAGCTCCAGAGAACTGAGCGAAGGCGAGAGCAGTTGTTCCGAGGGTGATTGAGTTGTTGGTTGTCAGCACCCAGCCAGAGTCAGCATTTGTTGAACCTTCTTCAACAAACGTGAACAGTCCGGCAGTTACTTCGGCGTCAGAGTTGGCGTCGGCAGCTCGGGTCAATTCCCACGGGCTGCTGCCATCACCGGTGTCGGTGACTTCATAGATGCCGTTGTATGGAGCGTTTCCGCTGGTTTCGTTCTTGACGAGGACTCGATCTGCAAGAGCAAGAGTTACTCCGTCGATCGAGAGTGCGCCGTTTGAGTCGGCAGTAAGAACATCTCCGACCCGAGTGAACGCATCGAGATGAGTGGCTGTAGCGACGCGTACAGAAGCCTTGACATCAAGACCGGAACGCTGAGCGTCTACATAGGACTTGGTCGCTACATCACTGTCATTTGAGGGGCTGACTGCCTGGAACCGACCGTTAGAGTCGCGCTTGACCAGGGTGCTGTTCGTCGCGCTAGCGGTCGCATTGTTGAGGTCTGTGTAAAAGGTTGTCGAGAGAAGACCGGCCTCAGCACCAGACGCGAGGTTCGGGGTGATTGTGATTGCGCCGCCCGACTCGCTAATCGTAAGCGCGCCGTCATAATCGCCAGATGCCGTGACGCTCTTTACCGCTACCTGCCAGGCTGACCCGTCGTAGAACTTGATGCAGTCCAGGTCGGTGCGATAAATAAGCCGACCCTCAAAGTTCCCAGAGCTAGGATCGGCTGCGACGGCTTCTAGCCGGCCATTGAGAATTTGGTTACCGTTTAGATCAAGATTGGTAACAAACTTTGTCGACATCTTTTAACCTTCCGCTAGGTGAGGTAGGCGTACCCGGAAAACGGGCTTGTGAACGAAACGCGAACCTGCGTGTCGCTCAAATATGATACTTCACCGATTACGGTCGTAGATGCAGAATCAACCACTGTAACTGAAGGTCTTCCACCCAAACTATGAGTTACTAGCCACTCATCGGAAGGGCTTGCTTGGGTGTGAACGTGGCGTGTTGCAGCACCAGCAGTGTAGAACGGGCTGGCCGGCCAACTTCCCGACGCCTTGGGACCCCAAAAGGCATTAGACGTCGTGTCGATATAGATATCGCCGTTAGCGCCATCAGATGCCGATGGAGCGCCTGTTCCAGTTATGACGCTTGCTCCGGCAGGCCCTTGAGTGCCATTGACAGATACGTAAACAAGGTTTGGATCTACTGAGTCAACTGTTACAAGGTTTGGCTGTTCAATGACCTGAACTGTGTACTGTTCAGTCATCGGGTGACCTCGAGATTCAAATTGATGTTGCCTCTAATCAGCCTCTTGACTACGGCGCCCTCGACCAATTCGAGGTCGTATACCCCACTGGTTGTCAGCGTGGATGTATCGGCAGCGGTAATGAGTAGCTCGATCGTTCCAGCCGCCCCACCTAGTGTGATCCGACCATTTTCTGTAGTTAGCTCAAGCATGACAGTAGTGTCTTCAATCTGACGCCTGATCTGCATGCGGGCAGTATGACCAGTCAGGTTATAAAGAGACTCGTCATAATTCTTGACAGTAATGGTCCTAGAGAAAGTGGCGCCCTGATCGATCGTGAAATTATGGACGCCTGAAATCACCCGAAAACTCCATCAAATGGTCCTGCCTCCGCAATTATACCTCTTGATGATTGACTCAAGAATAGTAGATCAAATCGTGATCGCTACTGGTAGATCATGTTGACCACAATGCGACACTTGGTCGTAACGGGCGTTGTTCCAGAGTGTAGTACCGAAGATGGAAATAATACTAGCCTATTCTTGACTGCCTCGACAGATGACCCGTCCTCAAACACGGTGGGGCCATCGGCTGTCGTTGGGTAGAAAATAGCGATTTTTTCGTTATGTTCGACCGGTAGATCGCGATGAAACCCATATACCAATTTCCTTGGGTGTTGGGTATTAAGATTTGCCTTCATGCGGATCACCTGTATTGGGTGCAACATATGCACAAGAGGCATGAAAAGTGGCGCGAGGTCAGTTAAGGGCGAGTCATAGCTAAAGATGGGATGAGTAAATTGAAAGTCGCCCGTTTCCTTATTTGACGGATAGTCGTCGCCATTTATCTTATCGCTAAAGTACCAAGGGAATTTCTGCGAGCAGATTACCGACTCAAGGCGATCGGCCTCCTCGCAACTGAGGGCATTGTCTATAACCTTAATACTAGACTTCATGCAGATCACTTGAACGGCGGGCCACTAACCCACGCCACCAGCGAGTAGCGAGTTCCCTTCGTAACAGGCGTGACCCTGTGAAGTGACCAGGACGGGAACAGCGTCATCATTCCCCTCTTCCGTTCAACCGTCTGCTCATCTTCGCCGTACTTCAACTGCAAGTCTCCACCCTCATAGTCGTCAGGGTCGGACAACAGCAACGAAACCGAGAGTTTGCGGACACCATGTCCACCGCCACGATCGACGTGCCAGGTGTAGTGCTGGCCTGGTGCGGTGTACTTGGTAAACTGGAATCCTTGGAAGAAGCCGTCCAGGTCGAATCCGTAGAACTGTTCGTTCATGGCAGTGACGACACCGGCCATGCGTTCGTACACCCAGCCTGTCACTTCGTTCGGAAAGAGCCACGACACATAGGAGTCACGGACCTTGGGTGAATTGCTGCCACCAGTTACACCCTTGTCCATCTCAATCTGTTCGCCGATGCGGATGATGGCGTCCAGTTCGGCTGGGGTGAAGGCGTCGATGAACCAGCACCATTCGTGCGGGAAGTCCTGCTTGAAATGCCAGCCTCCACCGGGTGCGTCAGCCCTGCCAAGTTTCGGTAGATCGACAGTGAGATTGACGGGCTTAGTCGAGCGGACCATCGAATGCCTCCGGGACAAAGTGGAAAAATACAAGCGTTGCCTTGCCCTTTATAGGCTTCGGGCGGTAGTGCCATGAGTGAGTTCCCGAGTAAAGGACGGCATCATTGGGCATCAGGAGAACCTCGTGCCAAGTTTCCGCAGCAATGCGTTCGGCAATTTCTGAATCTTCTTTGGGATGGCAGGCGTTGCTTTCTACAAGCTTTTCTCGATCTTCGTTGCTCATTGGCTCGCCAATTAAAATTGGCCACGGTTCTTGGTCGTCCTGCGTGATTAGGTAGTCAATGGTGCGATAGCACTGTGGCCGATCGATGTGAAGCGGGCATATTCCGCCGTCTTCATACATTGATAGAAAAACATAAGACGGCTTTAAAGGTTCGCCAAATTGCTCGGATGCAAAATCTGAAAGATGGCGATGGATGGAAACAAAAAATGGAGTATTGTGGCTATATTTTCTAATAAAGGTGGTTTCATCGACCTGCAATGACATTAGCGGAGTCCGCTTATTGACAAAGTCAATTATGCCGCTATGGGTCTTGTCGTCAAATAGCGCCTTAGCAATTAGGGGTTCTTTTTCGGACATGAGATAAATCTAATAACCCCGCATACAACCGTCAAGGCGAACTAAAAAATCAAGACGGCAATTGTATCCAGGACAGCGTCGGCTCATCCCAAATATGGATTCCGCTCGCAGGTTTTGCTACGGGAGGCTGAAAATCAAAGTTCTCATCAAGCGTCCACGATGGATGAGGGGGTGTTGGATTATAGAAAATATCCAATTCTTGATCGTAGAAATAACCAGGATGAGCAAAAGTTTTTCTGAAGGATGCATTAAAGGAAGTTTGCACCCAGCGACCAGAACCCAACACATTGTTGCAAACTTCAATGCCCTGCTGCTCCTGCTCGATACCCTTTGCGTCGAGCAGGTCGTCGTTTGACACAACAACTACAGCTTCAACTATGTTGTCCTCATTGATTTTTGCAAAATGTGCCATTATCCCTGGAACCTCTTGAACATAACGTAAATTACACCACTGCCACCGGCGCCGCCTGGTGCGCCGCCACCACCACCTGTTGCGCTCCCGCCTGCGCCTCCGCCCGATCCACCCCCACCGATGCCACCTGAAGCATTGCCAGCCGGTCCGCCGCCACCACCACCGCCGCCGGCAACTGCGACCACGCCCGGACCGAAAAAATCGAAAAAGACGCGACCTGAACCACCACTGCCGTTTCCGCTATAACTTACAGTAGAGGCGCCAAGGCCCGCTCCACCTGCGCCGCCTCCCCCTCCACCAACTACTGCTGGAATCGTTGGGCTATATATGCTTCTCGTGGAACCCCCCGGAAAACCTAGATAAGTTGGGGCGCCAGTGCCACTACCGCCACTTAATTGACTTGGGTAGACCGGGGGAGCAATATTTGCCCCCCCTCCAGAACCACCACTGCCACCGCCACCACCACCGCCGCCAGTTGCAGTATGGGAAAAACCAGAGGAAGGGTTGCCGCCGCCTGCACCTACAGTTAATGGGTATGGTCCGTTTGTCAGAGATGTTGTTTTTAGTAAAACACCACCACCACCGCCGCCGCCCTGACCCGAAGCACTGCCGCCACCACCAACAATAAGAACATCGGCATAGGCGCTACTAGGAACTGGTATTGAGGGATGTATCCCGGAAAAAGAGAGAGTGGTGCTAGCAGTGACCTTTAAAAGTATGAATTCTTCTGAATTTTTAGTAAATGGCGTTGAGGTAACCGCTGGAGATGGACTCGCGCTCCAAAGAATCTCCGTGGATGCCGGAACAAAATTTGCGTTTCTAGTTTTGCCCGAACCCGAGAGACCTAATTTATTAACGGGTATTGCTGTCATTTAAGAAATCTCCGAACCAAATAAATTAAATGAAATTTCTGCAGAAGAAGCATAAACTTCTAAAACATCGGCAGCATCCATTGTAATTCCCAGAGTTAGGGTTACCGTATCGTTTGCAAGTACTTGCGCATCATAGATCAAGTAATGCTGATTGGCTAGGACAGCCCCATCCGGACGGATGGAAATTCGATACGTAGCATTACTTGCCGACCGATTACAGACAGTTATGCTCGACACAACAGTCTGAGTACTAGAAGGTACTGTATAAATAGTTGTTGCAGTTGTTGCCGAAGGAGCTGACTGCCCCAAGACTCTGTACACTGTAGGCATTTATGCTCCCATCAACAAAAATGTTTTTTCGAAACCACTCGCGGGGTCGGCCCATCTTACACCGGCAGTCTCGCTAGAGTCGACAATCAAAACCTGCTCATCAGTACCAGCCGGCAATCTGTCAAGAGTGTTGGCTGCAGTGCCGACCAGCAGGTCGCCCTTTGCGTCAATGACATCAGCTGCGAGGTCAGACGCAGTACCCATCTCGACGAAGAAGCTGTCGTAGTAAACAAACTGACGTCCAGTATTGGTGTCAAACCAAATGTCACCCTCTACGGGTGACGACGGCATAGTCGCCGAAACAATCAGCGTTGACGCAGGATCTTGCCAAGTTAGGCCAGTAGACGTAGAACTATTGACAGCCAGTACCTGTCCATTGGTTCCTACGGCAATTCTTGTCACCGTATCATTTGCCGTCGCTGCAATGATATCGCCCTTGGCATTGACAATGGTGTTTGATATTGCCGAGGGGACAGCATGGACGTGGTCCGCACGGGCGGCAAAGGTAGAGGATCCAGCCGAGGTGGACCCGCCTAGCGTTAGGCCTTGTACGGTGCCACCAAAGTTATTAACCGGCACCCAGGTTCCGGATGATCCAGTTCCCTGGTAGTAGTAGAGAATTTGTGTGTCAGTCTTGTAAAACAGCGACTTTTCATATGTGGCTGCAGGGGTAGGGAGGGTCGTCCCTGTCGTCATTTTGACGGCAAAGTTTTCCAGGGCTTCGTGGCTTTCCTGGAATTGTTCTCGGGTGACGGGGTCTGCGTCCGAACTCCAGTAGATCAGGCCCAGTCTTGTGGAGTTTGTAACGGTCATCTCACCTAGTCATCCATATCTGGTCGGCCTTGGCCTTCTTTAACCATCTCCCCTGCAGATTTTAGCATTCCCATGGCCAACCAAGGGGTCATGCGGTCGCTCATGAAGATCGAAAGTTCCTCGGTGTCATTGTCAATAACTTCCGCAACCAGAATGAAATTAGTGATCATCCGGTTTGGGAGAGCGTGTTTTATGATGCTCTCGAAGGCTGATTCATCGTCATCGAACTCTGCCACGCTTGCTCTCCAATGTTGCGATCCGCTCACGAAGTTCCGTGATTTCTATAGTAAGCAATTCGTTACGTTGGTCGCAAGCTTGCTGCTCAATTTGCATGTCTTCGATAACAACCTTGAGTCGCTCAACTTCATCCTGAAGAGATGAGACGATCTGCCCGTAGCCGTCAAATATTGTCTGCATCTGCTCAGTAGCAACTGTCTCGTGTTCGACGTCGTTCTTTAGTTTCTGGCTGCGCAAATAAACAAAAGCCGAAACCATCAATCCAAAGATTCCGACGCCGCCAGATGCAAAGTCCATTGAGTCGAGGCCACTAAACATCAGATGTCCTTAGGTTCCAGTTGCCGTACAGAGGTGATACACCTTGAACCCAGCCGGTTTGACCCGGTTCAAGGCAACCAAAACCGTCTGGTTTTCGGTATCATCAGAGCCATCTGGCGTTTCAGATGTTTTGGTCTTTACAAGTATATTCCATGGATTATCGTCGTAGCCGTTAACAACGGTGACAATTTGATCACCAGTTAAGTTTAATTGAGCGGCTCCAACCAAAGCTTGCTTGGTACCAGCCCGATAACCGTGATACGAGTTGTCCAGCTGCCATTGAACGTACCCGGAAAAATCGAAAAAGTCGGGGTTGTAGTCCTCGAGTTCGTCCCAGCTGGTGTCGATTAGGGAAACATTGCCCTTGACGGTTACTGATGAGTTGGCCACATCTGACCCAATTTGCGCCCATCTAACCTGGGTCACGCTGTCGACGTAGGCAATTTCGAACGTCCCATTAAAGGACGAAGGAGTAACTCCGGTAACTGAGACAATATCTCCAACCGTCAGCCCGTGGTTTTCCGCAAACGTAGCCGTCACTTCATCTGAACTACGAGCAAGAGTAAGGGGAGTGGCGTCGAGACCGGTGGCATCGATGTCGGTCATGAGCGGACTCCACGTGGCTGGAAGCCCGGCCCATGGGGTCGCTCCAAGACGAGGATCGTCGAGTTCGAAACCCAGAAACTGAGACAGCCATTCTGCCGTGACTCGGCTAACGCCAGCTGGATCAACCAGTTGACTCGGCGTAGCCGTATAGTCGACCTGACCGCTTTCGTCGGCGTCTAGGTACTCGAAGTCGTAGTACTTATCGAACCCCTGCTCCGCATAGGAAAGACCGGCCTCGAGCATCCGCATAATTGGATAGTCGGGCAATGCTCCGTCTTCTGCCTGATCAATCTCGCTCTGCAATATGAATTGAGGAAGTTGCGTATAAACGCTCAGGGCAAACTTGCTATCGCCAACGTCAAACGTACCCATCAGGTACGGCAGGGTCATGTAGACGACCTCGCCCTGATGGCCGGAAACGGTTATTGATACAGAGGCTGTTACTACAGATCCAATTTCTGGAATTGGCAAGGTATTGGATCGAGAAATGATCCAGCGAGTGGCAGCTGTTTGTGTCTCTCGTGTGTCGTCATATCCAGAAGGCAATTCCTGGTCATGCGTTAACTGAATGCTCACATCTACCGCAAAATCACACTTGATTCTGCAATGAAACTGGATTGTTTCATTTGCATAAGCAGTTGAAACGGTCAAACCAGAAAGTGACAAGGTAATTGGAGAAGACGAGTCGGGCGTTACTGCTATTGAGTGGTAATCCTCAAGAATAACTTGGGCTGTATCGACTACTGCCGAACCACCAGAGACAACCCAACTTCCGGTGTTTTCCGGCAGAAACTGCCAATCACCATTTTCGATGATGTTTACGGTTTTCATATGACTTCAGAAACCGTCACAGAAGCCACGGGTAGGGAACCCTTATAGAAGAATGAGACGTCGCCGTTTGACTCGACTGTTGCAAGGTTTTCGTACCCAGCTTCAACCGTAAATGTCATTTCGGCAACATAGTCAACTCCGGTCAGCTGAGAGACCCGAGCGATCATCTGAGTAGCACGAATACGATCCGTCCAGTCCCATCCATTCGGCGATAAGAGATCGGTCAAATATGTTTCAACGTCATTGCCAACTGAAACTGAGCTGTAACTAGATCTGGTCCTGATCGAGACGTCGCAAGTTATGTTGACGAGAATTGCATCGGTTATCGAAATATCAAGACCAGCTGTAGCCCTATCTTCAACGGCCGACAAAATGTCAGCCTTTGTTGCGGCCGAGACCGATGCTCCGTTTTCTGCCGAAACAAAGACGACTACAGAACCTGGAGCCTCAGCTGCTGCTGACGCATTCAACGACTCGAAGTTTTCGATGTATCCATGCGTAGTGGTTGAGGCGTTCGTCGCCTCCTGACTCCATGTGAGTTCAGTGCCACTTGCTGTAACAATTGTGTGAATGCCATTGAATGTCGTCGGAACGGCTCCATATACTCTGATCGTGTCATCCGCTTCGATGCCATGACCAGAGGCGACCGTTGCCGTCACAACGTCAGTATCCCTGTCGAGCAGTGTTGGTTCTATTGTGACAAGGTCCGTTAGGTCATAGACCTGACAGCGGTGAACATCGACGTAGTTGGACAGAACGTAGTTCTGCATCTGCTCAGTAGTGACCAGCGCAGACGACAGACTGCCAAGGTAGGTCACGCCACGAGCGAAGTACTGAGCGTCCGTTTCTGTTGCGGCGCCAGACTCAAGGTCGGATGCAAGTGCTGCGCTGAGAATGCGGTTTGAGGCAGAGACGACAACCATTGTTTGACCGCTCAGAAGACCAGGCTTTTCACCAGCTGCGTCAGCAACAATATTTACGGCCGAAGATAAAGTCTCCCCTTCAAGAACCAAGGCAGCCGCCGTGGTCGTGAACGTATGGAAGGTGGATACGCCCTCTACGGTCTCGGTATAACCAATTTGTGTACCAGCGGCAATTGTGCCGCCGGCATCATCGATCATCGTAAATTGGACAGTGCCAGTTGCGTAAGTTGACTCAATTCTCGCAAAACCCAGAAGGTTCAAGACTCCTTCCATGAGGCCATTTGGCAAGCGATTAACAGACGCAATTACCTCGCCAGAAACAAAGGACATCGCCTGAAAGAGGGCGTCCTCGAGAGTTCCTGGACGAACCGATAGCTCGGGAAGTGCAGTTGTAGCGTATTCGACAGCCTCCGTATAGATATCCCGAGGCTGCTTGTCAAAAATTGTAAGGTTGACGTATTCGCGAAAATCAGGCGAGGTCATTGTTCATTCCTCTCGAAATTGACACTGATCCCGACCTTTCCATTTACGTCGGCACGCGTTTCAACGTTGGTCACAGTAACTTCGGGAACAAATTGAGCTGCAGTAAGAGCAACCTGGAATGTCAAGTCATCATCAAACAATGGATCTAGAGTTCCATACGTGGGGTTGAGTATCAGCTCACCAGGCTCTGTTTGGATAGCAAAAGACAGCAAATGAGCGTAATACTGATCGCTATCCTCGGTGTGAGTTCGAATAGAACCACCCTCAAATTTGACCGGAATCGCCATTGTGTCCATCTAATCATTGTCCCATTATTTGCTATCAGCCGGAAACACTTCCAACCACAATTACTTCATCCATCTTGTTGTCAAGGAACATACAAATAACTTTGCTTCCTATCGACGGCTTGTTAAGCGAGATGCTTACATTCGTAACGACCTGAACGCCCTCCACGGTCTGCTTTGTCTGATTGATGGCAAAAGCTCCAGCAGCGACGACGCACGGGCCAAATGACTGTCCTGGTGCAACCTTGGGAATTTCTACGAACACGCCGTTGACCGTGGACGTGACGGTCCCAATGTAAGTACCGCCGCCCTCCTTGGTAACTGAGTGCGCCTTATTCGGACTTGTGTACTTTTTGAGCATCAGGCTCCAACCTTCTTCGGCTGCAGAGGCGCAGGAGTTCTAAAGGAGATTTTAACTGGATCAGAACCGCCCAGAGGATACGACACTTCCGTTACTAGATAAGCGCCGTTAATGTGAGGATTGGGGGTCTTTAAACCAAGCGTCATACCTGGTCTAATAAGCGTGCCTCCTGGCTTGGACAGCGTGAGGCTTCCGTCTGCTTCATATGGGTCATCGTCAGAGCGACGAACGGTCGGATGTTCTAAGACGTCAAACTTTCCATAGTTCTCGTTGGTTTCGTTGATTGGATAGATGATCGGCACGTAATTCCAGTTTGCTCCAAGCAAGCCAAAAATGTGGTCCCACAAAATCTTGTCAACAATGCCACCGGCAGTAAAGCCGAAGAACCGCTGGTAATCCTGAACGGCCTTTTTAGTAGCAGGCCCAAATACGCCGTCAACCACAAGTCGAAGGGCGTTCTGCAAAAGCTCGACAGCCTCTCCGCTGTCCCCTGATTGAAGATCTACGCCAGGATAGGCAGGCCGCTGGACGATGCCGGTACCCACTTCACCCGAACCAATTTTTCCTATCAAAAACCGCTCAGAACAGAAAAACAGGGTTCCGTCTGATTCGAAGGTAACGAACTGATTATCGCTGGCAAGTCTTTTTAGAACGTCCCACATCGATTCGTCGCTGTCAGAGCTTCTGGACTTGACGATACTTTGCACCTTAAGAGTGGATTCGCCATAAATTTTCAAACCAACGCGTTCGGCCGCAATGGCAGCGAATTCTGTCGCTGACATACTTTTGAACGACTCGACTTTTTTATCCCTTTTGAGTTCTTGGATTGCTTTTGGACGACACTCAACCGAGATCTTTGGTGTATCCCACGCATCGCCAGGTCCATAAGTGACCGCAGCAATCTCAAATACCTTGAAAGTTCTGGTCTCTTTGTCGGTAAGCGTTACTTCACGTCTCACCTGGAAATAGTTGGCGGCAGAAAATTTCCCCTGCGGGTCAACAACCTCGAAAGACAGCTGACTTGCTAGGTCAATTGTGTAGCTGACGTCAATTTGAGTAATTAGCTCTTTGATATTTCGGCGCTCAATAGCAAAAGGTGTAACTACCTCGAGATCATAAAGATCGTACCAAAATGGGAATTGAAGCGCCACGCGAACCCCAGGACTAGAAACCCACAGAAAGGCCGGCCAATATTTCTGAAATAGGATCTCTCTTGCAGGCTGCTTGATTTTGAAGCGTACACTGATTATCGCCTTTTGGCTTAGAAACCCGAGGCTTCACAATAGGCGGATACTCGATCGCAGGCATTGATACAGCCTTGATCGCAAGATTGAAATCTTCCTGCAACGTCATCGAACACTGGGCGGCAGTGATCTGATTGTCGGTGTTCCTGCGCAACGAGTTGATATTAAACTCAACAATACGGAAAAACATTCCGTTGGCGGTAGCTCTGTTTGCGCCAGGCAAATTAACCGGAACCGTCATTACCTTGTCCATGTACAGGAAGAACACCGGATCAGTTGCAACAGCCATTCGACGCAATTCATACAGCTCGTCATCGACCGATTGCCAGATTCCATCAAAGTTTCTAGAGACGAGGAACTCAAATTGGACTCGCATGAGGCGATACTGACGAAGACCCACGATTGGTACTAGGCCGGGTCTCTCGACCTCCACCCATTCCGGCGCAAGACTATCGAACTGAATATTTGTCGGCGGATAACGGAATTCATAAGTTCGTATACGTCCCATTGCGCCCTGCTTGAGCATTGGATACTTCTGCTTGTCATTCGCAGTTCTTTGTACGGGAGGTTGAACTGTTGGGATACGTGGGGTTTTAAACCTGGGCATTTTCAGCTCCGCTCGGCATTCTGTCGTTCGACTCTCTGGATTCTCTCAATCACTGCATTGGCCAGTGAATTAACGTCCATGCCCGGTGCAGCGTTAACGACCACATTGTAATTATTGGTTGTTGCTCCGCCTGTCATCGGAATTGCCGAACGGTTCATGTATGGGGCTGTCGTATCTCCTGCTGGCGTCTCCCCTGGGACGACGTGGAGATGGCGTGAACCGCCAACTCCATGGAACTCTGCGAAACCGCCCATACGATTAACCATGGTCGAGTAAGCGCCAAGGTTGTCCCCAGTTAGATCGTAGGCACGACCAGTCACATGGTCAGAGTTAATGGACCCAAGGCCGTAATTTCTATAACTCGAGGTTACGTTTCTACGGCCAGCAAGCTTGGAATCGAAGAAGTTGTGTCGGCTCATCGTTCGGCCCAAACGAGAGGTCACAGTATCGCCGACTCTTGAGCCTCGTGGAGTAGTTGTATCCTTCGCTTCAAGTAGAGCCTGGAACGATTCCTTGGAGTACCAATCCGGCGGCTTGACCATCCAATCAGGCTTGCTTGTGAAAGCAGCCTCAATAACCTTATTCATCCCCTCCATAATTGCGACGCCCTCTTCACCAAAGGCGGCAATCTTCTGTTCTAGGGTCATTGCGCCTAGTTCAATATCGGTTGTCGTCAGGCCTCCCAGGCCGATATTCTCCAAGGTGGTTGAGGTGTAGTCAGCGACCGCTCCGCGCCTTCCATATCGAGTGCCAAGCTTGCTTGGATCGAGCTTTCCTGCAGCCAGGTCAGCAACAAGACGGTCGAGGCGGTACGAACTCATACCGCCAATCATTTCTGTCAATTGAGCGCGATCTACTCCAATTCCCGCGAACAGTAGCTGTCTTGAAATTGTGTCTACGAGATTTTCTCGCCCTTCTGTAAGCATGGTCTCGCGCATGCCTGCGAGCATTGGTTGAATTGGCGCGAAGATATCTCCCAAACCCTCAAGCTGTTGCCCAGCGCCAAATGCAGCCCCATCTTCACCAAAGAGAAGATTCAAATATTCAATGTTGCGGAAAAAGGCGTTTGGATTTCGAATATTTAGTTGGTTAAGAAAATCTGAGATGTAGTTACCCAGGTCCTGAAGGTCAATTGGACCTTCAAGGCCAGCCTGATAAATGGCTTCAGTCATCTCGTCCATGGCCTCGCCGGACTTGGCTATGTCGATTTGCCGCTGAAGCCGCTCCGTCGTTCCGATCTGAATATCCCTGAGCGCACCCTTGATCTGCTCGCCCGTGTAATTGACGGCTAGTCCAAGTGCCTTAAGGGTGTCGGTCAACTTAACTGTGTCGTCGTAGAGGTTTACTCCAGCGGCGTTAGCCATCTCCATGAGCTTGTCTGTGGTAATACCAAGGGCGTTTTCTACAGTCTTGGCTGTGTCGTCGAAACGATTAATCATCGGAACGAGGACCTTTTCCGTAGTATCGGCCATGTCCTCGAGTTCGCGTCGATATGTTCCTGGAGCGGCTACCAAAGCGTCATACTCGGCCTGGCTAATCGCGCCCGACTCGCGCTGCTGTCCAAAAATGGCGCGACGCGCTCCACGCCCCATGCCCTCGCCGAGTGCTGCTATTCCACTAATGCGCTCAACATTCCTGCGCATATCGCTGAGTGTTTTTCTGATGCCGTCAGTGTCACCCTTGAACAAATCCTTGGAAATGTCTTTGTAGACGGTATTCATAAAGTCGCCGGCGGCCTTCTTGGCCTTTAGCTTTTCACCGTTGGACTTGCCCTTGAAGTAGCCAATAACAGCTCCGGTTGCCGCTCCAAGAACTGAGCCAATAACCATTCCGACCGGGCCGCCAATCATGCCGATAGCGCCACCAACTCCGGCGCCGCCGAGCGCGCCCATAGCCGCTCCACCACCAGCGGTCCTGGATTTCATCATTGCGCCTATGCCGCCAAACGCCATACCACCAAAAGCAGCTGCAGGACCAAGGAAAGGAGCCAGCGAAGCAATTGCTGCGCCAGTCATTAATGATGGTTGGGCTTCTTTTGCGGCGAACATTGATCCCACGCCCATCATCGCTGCAGGACCAATGCCTCTCATAAGACCCGCATATCTAGCCCCTGGAACGATCCCGCCAGACTGAACGTGTCGTCCCAACGCTCGCCTAGATGCGGCGAAGGGGTTTTGTCCGTAACGTGCGCCCTTAAAGAAGGCGCTACCCATTCGTCCCCAGCCCGCAAATCCAGAAGGACCCTTCATGCCAAACTGCTGCTGAGCGACTATGGCTGCACCAGGGACGGACATGCCTCGACTTCGCGCATCAGCATAAACCTGCTGATAAGTGAGTGGAAGCCGACCTGGAACGGCTGGCCCATATTGAGCGGCTCCATATCCACCTTGAGCGTTAGGGCCTGGAACTCCGCGACTTCCATATCTCGTTTGCGCGCGTCCGATCGCTCCACCCATGCCGTATGGCAATGACGCCAGAACTCCACCGCCACCACGAATGCCTCTAGCAAACGATCGCAATCCTCCGCCCAAGAGCATTAGGCTTATCATTTGAACAAAGGCCCCCATGCCCTGCCCGCCACCACCAGTCATGGTGGCAATAGCTTCTCCGACAAATCCAAACGCACGAGCCAGGGTCATGACCATGTCGACCGCCGTGGAAATGAAGCCTAGGAATTTATCAATTGTTGGCAATGCTTCAGTAAATATGTCAATGAACTGCTTGCCGACGTCCTGAATCTTCTGAATGAACTTCAATAGATCGTCGCCAAATTTGTTGTAGGTCTTTTGATTATTTTTGACCGATTCGCCAACGTACTGAATCCAGCCGCCAACTGTTTGGAAAATAGCCATAAACGGCTTGCCAAAAGCTTCTATTACGGCGGAGCCAAGTGGAAGAAGACTTCTTAATCCGTCAGTGAAATCGTTAAACCAATAAAGAACCTTCTGCCACCAACTTGCCAGTCGACCCATCATTCCATTAACGCCAGGCAGGTACTCCCTGAAAAGGCGAACGGAAAAGTTAGCTAACTTGTCAATGACGTTGACGAGCGTGTTCAGCACCCCGCCGCGACCAAAGGCGATCATCTCTGGTCCAACTCGAGCAAACAATCTTTCGATAATTCGCCCGATGTCAGTCATTGCCACCTTGATCGGACCAAGCAAAGACTGACCGAAGTCTGCGGCCATTACTTGCATTTCGGTCATCAGAGCCTTGAAGCGGCCCATGACCGTTCCGCCAACAATGCCGGCCTGACCCTCGACGCCACCAAGAGCCGACAGCTCTCCACTCTGGATCATCTTATAAAGATCACTAAATGTAGAAACGCCCTTGTCTCTTGCTTTCTTCAACGCATCAACAAAGGTCGGCCCGAGTTGCTCTGCTGCCTGTAGTGCCTTCTGATCAAGCTTGCCAGACTTCTGAAGCAGTCCAACGAATTCGGCTGCAGCTGCCAGATTCTTTGAGGGGTCTCCACCCGCAGCAGCAAAATCTGCCAAACCTTTGAGCATGTTCTTGGAGGCGGCATTTACTTGGCCGCTCTTGGACATGGTTGCGAAGGCTTGATTGAGTGCCTGCATCCCAAATGACGCCAAGACGGCATCGTCCTGCAGTCCTCTGAGCGCGGCTCTTGATTCGAATAGTCTGTTGTTCAGAGCGGGCGAGGACTTGAAGTTATAGGCCTGGACTGCGGCCGTGTATTCTCTCATCGCCGCCGCAGCACCCGCTAATGCGGCTCCCACGGCGGCTACTGCCGCCGCTAATAGGGACATCGACGATCTATAGAGATTGACTAAAACACGCCCTGTAGCAAACAGGGCATTGACTAGGGGCAGAATCGCAGCGCCAGCCGCAAAGCCAATAGTGAATAGCTTGAGGGCTATCTTGTTCATTGACGAGAGCATTTTCCCAAGACCACTTAAAGTGTTCTTGAGCATCTTTGCTCTTCGATCGATCTTGTCGAATCGTTTCTGTAAACTGGTCTGGGTTGTATTGGCGATCTGACCAGCTGCAGCAAGTTTTAGAAGCTCTCTTCGAGCTTCCCGGATCTGCCGAGTATTGCCACGAGCAGTTATATTGATTACAACTTGCTGCGTAGACGCCATACAGAGGCCCTCAGGTCAGTGCGTAAAACTCCAGTTCAGCGGCCGGAATTACGCTCTTCCTTTTCCCGATCCGCCTGAATAACTTTAGCACAAGCGAACCTGATCAGCCATTCTGTCTCAGAGCAGTCAAGCAGTCTGATGGGGTCAGTCCCAAACAGCTCACCGAGTCTCGCAGCCGTAACTATTCGGCTGTCATCAATGAGTTCGTCTAGGACTGTCTCGTAGGGTCCACGGCTTCAACCGTGTCCGAGTAGCCGGCCGCCTCCATGATTGCTAGCGCAGCAGCCTCGACGTGGGGGTCAATTCCGAAGAATTCACGCACGCAGTCAGGTAGCGGTCGCGTGGTATTCGTCATCTCCAGAACTTCCGGAGAAGCAAACGTAAGAGCAACCCCATCATCGTTCGTGACTTCCTCGCCGTTCATGCAAATTGCCTGAGTTGTGTGTCCAATGACAGCGCAAGCGAACTTGGTGGCGTCGATGCCGTTCTTGCTCTCTTCCCCGGCATTCTTTCGCCACGCACGGAGCTGATTCTGGTTGATGTTGGGGCTGACCTTGATCGTCACGCCCGGCCGTTCGGGTACCTCGATATAGATCGTAGGCCGTTCGACCTTCTTGGAAATTGTCGTCTTGAGCTGGTCAAGAATTGAATTTCCCTTGGATGTTTTTGCGGGCTTAGCGGGAGTTTCTCCCTGGCCCTCGATTTCGAACATTTCGCTCATGGGAAGTGACGCTAGCACAAAGGGAGCGCCCATGAGGACACTCCCTTTGCTATCGGAACTTAAGTTTTAGTTCAGACTGAAACTGTTGAAATGCTGAACGTGAGGGCATACGTCGCCGGCGCGCCGGACGAGGCATCACCCTCTGGCTCGGTTACACCAACGAGGAGGGCGTTGGGGTAGTTCCGCTCTGAGCCAGGAACCTTGAGGTCACAGTCCAATGTCTGGATGGTGATGTCGTAATAGGTCCGGCCAACGAGCTGACGGAGCTTCTGGAGGTTTGTGTGATCGGCCTGATCCCAGTGGCGGGTGAGGGTGATGTCACCAATTTCCGCTGGTGCGCAAAGCACTTCCGGGAACTGCTTTCCACCAACGTACACCTTTTCTACAGATGCCGTGATTTCGCCTCCGGACACCTGCGAGAAGTACTCGGGGATTGTCGGACCAGTCTCGTGTCCTCCAACCGACTTCGGCGTAACGCTCGCTACGATCTGACGCTGTGCAACTTTTGCCACGGAAATTCCTCCAATTAGACTACTGATGCCGTGAGATTGGACTTAGTGACCGAGACCTCGATTTGGTCACCGACGCTTGACACGCGGATTCCGATCTTGGCACGGATGAGGCCGCCAGCCAGCTGCGACACTGGGTTGATTGCCTCGTTTACGACAACGCTGTAGCCATAATCAATTCGGCGTCCAGTGTTATCGAAAGCTTCGTACAATCCGCCGGCGATGCGAATTGGGTCGAGCAGGTTGGTGAGTCGGCTCTTGACGTTCGAGAAGAGCGTCTGACGCCCATCGATGGTCGAGAACACGAGGTCTTCAAGCTGGGCCTGAGCCTCAACAACCACGTAGTTGAGCATTTCCTGGGCTGTGATGTAGCGGAAGTTCACTTCATCGTTGGATGCCGTGCGAGCGCCGTAGATGCGGACTCGACCATTGATCACTCGGAGGGCGTTAACCCGACCCTCGTCCAGGTCGTCACCAACAGCCTTGCTGATCGCCGTCTTCAGTCCAAGCACGAAGCTGGCCTCAGAGCGAAGTCCGGCATAAGGCTGCCAAGGTCCAACAGAGTTCTGAGCGGCGGCACGCTTGGCGGCCACGTATCCCTCTGGTGAAATGTACATCAGCACGTTCTGCGCACGCTCGATCTGCACCCAGGGGTAGAAGAAGGCGGCATGCTCTGCGTTCGCAGCGTCGGCGTAGGCGGCAACCTCGGTGATTGCGTTGCTCGACGTCTCAGCCTCGGAGAAAGCACAGAGTGCAATTCGATGATTTGTATTGCAATGTTCAATCATTGCGTCCCAAATCGTCGAACCGTTCTGGCCGGGGATGGCCACGGCTCCAGCACCGAAGGTGTCGAGGAACAGATCCATTCCATCGACGTAGTCGGCGGTAACAATCGAGGCACGATCGTCGTCGCCGGCCGAGAAGGCCTCGGCAGCTCCCATTGTTGCTGGGGTGCCGGTTCCAACGGCCGCAGTGCAGTACGAGGAGGCAAGTGGGCTGGTGTTGATCTTGTTCACCGCAATTGTTGCTGAAGCGCATTCGCCCGAGTTGTACACGAGCGTGTCAACTCCGCTCTCCTCCAAGAAGAGCCGAACGGCAAAACCAGCGCCAGCGGCGACGATCTGAGCCTTGAGGTTTTCTGACCAATCGCCAGCTCCTACTGCCGTCAGCGTGAAGGCCGTTCCAGCAGCGGTGTTGTCGATGTCAAGGGTTCCAACAGTTGCGCTGGCTCCGACGACTCGAGATACATAGACCTGAGCGCCACCCTCTTCGAAGTAGGTCTGGACCTGTGGGTGTACGTATCCGTAGGATACGTAATTACCGAACTTTTCTTCAAAATCCGCAATGCTCGTAACCAGGACAGCCTCGTCCGACGGACCGCGCTCGGTCTGGCCAACAACAAAGAAGGTTGCTGAAGGCGTTACGTTGGCTGATGACGGACCGGTGCGAACTGCGGTTGTTACGACTACGCCGGGCATTGGCTTCCTCCGCTCCCGCAAAGTGGGGCTAGATGTTCAACTTGCGAAAATTATACCGCGCGGTGAACTGTTGAAATGAACCTTGTTCGAGCAACTCAACTACGGGCAATTGAATTGTTCATATTGATATTACATCAGCGGAACCTAAGCTGGATGAACAGATTCATCAAGAAGATAAATCAATTTCAGGCTCCGTCATCCCGAACTGCTGTGCTGTGATGTCAAACTCTGCCACAGTTCCTATTGGTTCTCTTGTAATTCTTTCATTTACGACCATTTCATAGGAGATGTAAGCGCCAGCCATGACCCGATCACCCTTAAGAAGGGTGAGGTCGGAGAACTCCTCACGCATGGTTCCTTCGTCAATCATTACCTCTAGGTAATGGGTCGGATCGTTGGCCCGCAGGCATGGATAGTCAAGCAGGGCAGATCGCACCACGGTCGTGAGCCTGTCGCGCATCAGTGTCGCTTCTTCTGAGCCTTCTGATCTGACCCAAATATAAGTCCTCATCAAGTAATTAACCCTGTACAGAGGGTCCATTACAGCGGTGTAGTCGCTTCTACTCATATTGTTTGTAGACATGGTTAGGGTGATGATTGTTGGCCACTCATCCAGGGCTACCGGCTCATAAAAAAGATATTGAGTTGGGTTGGGCAAGGTGGCGTCGTCCAGATACCACTCTCCCTCGTCTCGTCGTGCATATCGATAATCCGAGATGCGACGCGGCAGGTCTGTCCTCAAATAATCAGTGACAAACTTCTTAGCTTGATGCGGCCCTTGCATTACAGAACCTTCCCATCAACTATCCACTTATTTGTGCGTTCAGCTAAACGGAAAGCAAACAAAGGTGGTTCAAAAAGAATCTGACGCTTTGGCATCTTGAAAGTACCCTGCTGGTGAAATTTTGCGTACTCAACATTTGTTCCAAATGATGCAGAATCTTTTCTGACGTAATTGGGTAGACCTTTGAGATTTGTGAGGCTATTGAATAGCTTCCCAGTTCTAACGAGAGTAGGCATACCAGGAAATCTACTCGACTTCCAGGCTCCGTACTGAGGATCGAGCGGGTCCCACGCTTTGCCAGATGGCAAGCCATTTTGTGCAAAGTTTGCAGCGTTAGACCGCTCCAATTCATTTCTGGCCCATTGCCACACTGGAATTAGGTTGTCAGCCCGCTCTTCAACACGAGTTAGATACAGAACGGTATCGGCTACGTCGACGTCGACTTTTATGTGCGCCGTCATATCAGGCGATCCTGCGCCGTCTCCAGCGCCGTATTGAGTTCAGCTCGGCCTCACTGAAACCAGTCTCTAGTGGAGCAACGTTACGAGTCTCCAGGTCCTTAATACCAACCACGTCGTCATGCATGTTCTGCATTTCACGTGTAGCTGCCCTGAGGATCAAGGAGCGGAAGTGCTTGATCTGAGAACCATCAAGACCGCCAGAGTACGTGACTGTAACCAAGTCATTTGCAAAACCTCGAAACAGCTCGACGCCAAAACGACGGACTACGTAGTCTCGACCCTCTTCTTGGGCCACGGCGCTCATTGTCGGCGGAGTAATCGTTATGGATGTAACCGAGACAACTGGGGTGTTGCGCAAATAAATTGTCACCGGAGGATCTAGATAACTCAGCGTTTGCATTGTTGTGTCGAGGCTGTAGTTGTAAAAAAATGAAGCGCTCGGAATTCCCATGTGGTTGCTTTCAATCACATGAGTTTCGGTGACTGACTCCACCTCGACAGGCCTACGAAGGTATGACTCAAGTTCACTTTGAAGACCTTCGAGGACGAACTCTGCAGCATCCTGTTGACGGTTCGTAAACCGGATGTCCATGTAAGTCTGGAGGTCGTTAACAGATACCAGCATGGCTGGTCACCTCCATTTAAGTTGCTCTGAGCGCCTGTCGTCGGGTCATCCCTGAAGCACGATTTCCGCGAAACTCTCGTCCCAAATTGCGATAGGTGCCAGGTTCGTTACGAGAAACTCGGCGCCGAACGCCTGGAATTCGAGACCCAATCGAGCGGAGAACTGCAGCCAAGGCACGACGCCACCACGGGGGACGAGTGCCACGGTCGTCAGGACCTGGCTCTATATCTGGTGTTGTGTCTGGCTTCGGCACGCGAAAACCTCCATCTGGGGACCAAACGTGTCCCTCACATAATAGATCATCGCAACAGCGAAAAAATCAACGATCAGCGTTGGGTGGGCGCTCGATTACCAGGGCTTCATCAGCAATTTTTGCTGGAGCCTCAATCGGAACCCAAGCCTTTGAATAGCTATGGGTGGGGACTTTCCGTTGCTTGATAAGGGTCGAATCGATCATCAAATCAATTTCATCAGTTGACATTCCAAGCATGGAACGGAGCGCCGCTTTGTCGTAGCGTCGAGACTTGAGAACGCTCTGGACAATTTTGGAAGTGCCGGCCCCCAATGTCGCACCACGACCACGATTGATCTGGAGGTGCATGATCATTGCCTGAGGCAAATCACACTTGACTTGAATGCAGGGGATCTCATGACCCAGCTTTTTCATCAGCTTTGGATCAGTTCGCAGGGCCAGCCACCGATGGTAACCGTCAATGATTTCCTTGGTCTGCTGGCGAATGACGATTGGCGCAATCCATCCATAGGTATGGAGAGACTGAGCTAATACCGCCATATCCGGGCGCAATACATACGTCGCCCTCCACTCGGCAGGGTTTAAATCAGCGTGTTCAAAATTTGTGATTTTCATGGCGCTCCTAGACCTCATCATCCTGAATATCAAGGCTGTTCAACTCCGCTTGCTGCTGTGCTTCTTTCATCTGAAGCGTGTAAGCCTTCGTCCCTGGACCGATTGGACTTACCGCCGTCGATGGTGTGATTTCGTTTAGAAGCAAATTCCTGACCAACCAGTGAATCGGATAAGACTTGGGGTCTCGAGCATGCTTCTTTCTAAATTCAGCGGAAAAGGCTTGTGCGCGCATCCGCTTACCCGGAGTAATGAAGTTATCATCGATGCACTTGCGAACGCCATCCCAGCCGCCGTCGGAATAACGCTTGATGAGTTTCTCGATATCGAACTCTGGCCACCAACGGCGCTGAGCGTCAATATGCGGAAAACACCGAACAAGCTCGTCATAGAACTCTGGCTCGGTCTTGACCACATCTCCAATGCGTCGAATCGCTACGGCGTGGAGTGGGATGCCGACTCGGGTGTTGGAGCCGGTTATTGCGGCGAGATCATAGAACTCGCAGTACTCAGCGCCGTGTTCTTCAGTGATGAACTTCAAGACGTCATCTGTCGTCCAGTCATAGATCACTTTTGCAAACTTGAGTGGAACCGACTTAGCAAGTTTGTACGGATGCACGATGTAATTTTCGTGCAGTTTTTGAACGCAAGACCTATAACGAATCATTGATTCGTTTGCTCTAACGCCGGTCACAAAAGCCGTCTTGCCCTTCTTTCCTTGCATCGTGTAATAGTCCACCGACTCCGGTATTACTTGGTTGGGGTCAAGGCCGAAATGCTCTGCCCTGATGGCAAATGGCGGCATCTTCCTGACCAAGCGACCATCTTTTTCGCGTTGCTTTGACCACAGCAAGCAAAACTCTCGTCGACCGAGAACCCAGACTTCCTGACTCATCGGCAGGCAGTACCACTCCATATCGACCCAGTCGTACTGACGAACCTTGTCAATGAAATCAATGACTAGCGGGCTAACCATCTCTTCATCACGAAAAATAACCTTGACTGGACCCAGGCCACGCTCTTCGTGGATCTCTTTGGCCAGGTACAGGGCGGCCGTTGAATCTTTTCCACCAGAGAACTGCACGCACACCGTGTCGAAAGTGTCATAAACGTGACGCATGCGCTGACGAGCAGCCTCCACGCAATCGATATCCAAGAACATCCGCTGTCTGGTCATGGGTTTAACCTCAACAATTCTTTACACACTGCCTCGACTTGCTTGAACCGCCATACTCGCATGCTCTCCTTAATCCGTAAATCGCCATACCGGCAACCAAGGATTCGACCCACCTCTTTGCTGCTAATGCCCTTTTTCTCCAATTCGAACAGCAACTTCTTAATAGGCTCAGCACTCGTGTAGGACATCGGCTCCCGAGGTATTGCGGGAACGGCAAGAATTTTTTCAGCAAGATCGATTTTGGTGCGCTCATGAGTGCCGCGCTTGATGTGTTGAATTGTCGAGCGAGGAACTCCAACCTGCTTCGCAATAGCGCCAAGTCCTATCCCTCGCGTGGAGAGAAACTTGACATGTTCTTGGGCCTCATGAACAGGCACATACATGCTGGTTGGCACCTCAATGCCGTACTTGACCCGCCGACGCCGTCGAGCGGCATCGCGTTCATAATTGCGATGAGCTACCCTACAATTCTGACAACGGCAGCCCCTGGAGTACCGAGCGTGAGTTCCGTGTGGTTTGTTAGAAGTCCGCATGTGCCTCAATAAAGTTCAAAATACGTTCTGCTGTCGTTTCGCCATCAAGGCTAGGTTCACTCTTGAGCCAGCGCAAAAATGCATACCACTTTCGCTGTTGTTCGGAATCTTCGAAGACCATGGTGTACTGAATGGCAACCCTAGAAGATCCAGCCGCATTGATGGCGGTGCTGCCAGTGGTCGCCATCGCCTCTTGATCTGCCGAAGTTGGTGCAACAATTTTGGAGTCACCGTCTTCGGACGATTCAAAACTGATGCCGGCATCACTAATCGCCTGTGCGATATCAGTAATAGCCGAAATGACGGGCTGCACGTAGCCGCTGGACAGAGTCGACCGTTCGTTTTTGATTGCCGACTCATTTAGTGAAGCAAGCTCAAAGTCGTCCCAGCCAAGATCGTCTAATAGCACCGAATAGTCTTCATTAATTTGAACAATGATGTCGTTCAAAAGCTCTGGCTCCGTGTAGCCAAGCTCGTTGGTGCGGTTGTCTGCCATTGCAAAAGCCAAGGCGCGCTTGTCGTCTGCGTCCATCATCACGACAGCAATTTTGTCCCACCCAAGGCGTTTGGCTGCCTCAAGCTGGTGATTGCCGGCGATGACGGTACTTGTACCGTCTCCGTTTGGTCGGGCAACGATTGGCTTAACTTGACCAAATTCTGAGTAAGACGCAACGATTGCCTCAACATTGCCAACCCGCGGATTGCCGGGAAGAGGCACAAGAGTGTCAATGTCCACCAGAAGACTGTGTAGATTTTCGTGTATTTTCTCATTCATCACTGAACCTGCGATCTGACATTTGCGTTGAGCGTTCTAAGAGCGTCGATTGAAGTTCGTAGCGACGTCAGCTTTTCCCGCTTGGACCGGACCAGGGCTTCGGAAATCTTGAAGTCATACGACTCTTCAGAAAGCTTGTAATCGGCCCATGCTTCTCGTTCTTTAATTGATCCTTTAGCACTTAAATACTCTTTTGCCCAGTTCGCTTTGTACAGGGCGTCTTTCTTTGCTGCGTCTTCAGCCAGCGATTCGAAAGTCTCAGTCTCTTCTTCCAGCATTGACATTAATCGCAATAGTTCGTTTTCGATTTCTACTTGCGAAATCGGATCGTTACGTCGGTACTGCACCGTTCCTCCCTAGTTCAGCATGAGGTTATCAGCGACGTGTCAAGCTTCGCAAGAGAATCGAGGTGCAAAGCGGGCCAGGTAAACCTGCTTTTCCCGAGAAGATGCAAACCGATTTCTTCGAGTATCCACGCATCACAAATGTCATCGGCTCCTTTGCCGGAAAAGATAATCCCAGTTCTCGCTGAAACCGAAGACATGACTTCATTCTTAGACGCGTTGCCGCGCCCGGTAGCGAACTTTGCTCGGCACGTCGGGGGTACGTCTATGAACTTAATGCCCTTATCCCACAGTCGGTATCTAACTACCCCACCCAATTCACCTATGGAATGAGCTTGAGAATTACGGCTTGAAAATGAGTAACCCTCAATAATAAATATTGGTTCGTCCGGAGAGTTTTGCGCAAAGTCAAGCAACTTGGACGATATTAGGTGTAGCCGCTCCACTCCTTTTTCGGAAACCGAAATCACGCCCGACTCCCCGTAGCCGCTGTACCCAGTAGAACTTAGTGAGAGGTCAGCTCCGATCGGAATCATCGGTGTTCTCCTGATTCAGGGTCCAGCCTGGCTTGGCAAGACCCAGATCAAACGCCAATTGTGGGTGGTTGCCGATTCTTCTGTGGCATTCCCTGCAGACGGCCATGAGATTGCTCTCGTCCAGAATTGAACCACCCTGCGATCGGCGAACCAGCTCATGAATATCTACTGATCGCCTACGAACATATGTAGCTTTTTGATCGTGCTTAGCAAAAACTGGACAAGCTTCACAGTGTGGACGCTCCTCCAGAAGACGTGCCACGAGTGGACGTCTTAAGCGGTACTCAGCTTCTTTCTTTTTTGATCTATGCCTCACATCAATGACTCAAATATTCCGGCCCACTCATCGGCCATATGCTTAACGTCGAGTTCCTTTACAAGATCCCTGTTCTTTTTGGCTTCTGCTACACGCACGCGATAGTCGCTTAATTCTTTTATGTGTTCAGCCCATTCATCAATATTGTGAGCAATTCGGCCAATTCCGTACTCTTTGTTCAGTCTGACATACTCTGGGGCAGCAGAAGCAATCATCGGCACGCCAGCAGCGGCGTACTCAATCATCTTGATCCAGGATTTGGCGTGATTGAAAGGCGTGTCTCGCAGGGGCGCTACACCAATATCAAAGCAGAACGACTGGCGCGCATAACGCCGTGGAGGCTCCATCGGGCTAAGGGTTACTCGTCGCGACTCCACGTTGACGGCATCGTGAAAAAATGGGTGCGAGGATAAATGGCCCGAGTGATGCAGCTTGTGAGGAATCAGATCGAAGAGGCCGCGCAGCTCCTCTAGGTCGTTGGACCTGTGTGCCGTTGATCCAACCCAACCCACGATAGGACGTTTGGTTGAAGCTCGTCTAACGTTGAAATCGGTAACGGTCACCCTGTTGCAAATCATCTTTACATTTTTGTGACCAAGCCAAGAAGTCATCTTGTCCTTAAGAAAAGGAGTCGAAACCACAACCATGTCAGAAAGCTTGATAATTTCTGCGTAGTGGTCGATATTTTCTTCCGGGTTGTTTTCGGGCCGAGTTATTTCATAAGCAGCATTAGTCTTCTCGAGACCCCAGTACCAATCGTCTACGTCATTAATGATGTAGGGACGGACCGTTCGCTTTTTTATGAGCTTTAATGTACGAATCATGTCCTCGAACATCATTCGCTGAAGAACAATCACCGCACAGTCAAAGTGGACCTTGCCGAAATAATCGGCAATTCCGTAGCCAAACTTTTCGTGATACATCAACGTTCCAGTTACGGATGGAAATTTCCAATGCGGGCGCAGTTGCTGCAGGCGCACCCATCCCGAGCCTCCAGGCTCTGGGTGGCCCGTCTTGTCAACCAGGGAGCGTGACCAATCAGTTGACGCAATCCCTATTTTCGGCAAGAACATTTTTTCCATTCGCTTATTCGTCGCTAGATAGGAACTCATCTATTTCTACGGATTCAAAAGACCATCTACCTTCTAGCGAATCCCAGAGGGCAAGGTCAATGGGGGTTGCTTCGAGATCGTACTCTTCCAGAAGCTCCCTATGTTTTTGCACGGCCTTGCGCAGAAATGCATGAGCCGTGGTGTCCTCGTCTGCGGACTCATCTCCCAACGCGATCATCCGGCTGACCTCATCCAACCGCTTATCTACGTGGAATTTAAACCGCGTGATCTTGGACCGTCTAATTTCGTAATCAGATAGTGCTTCGGCGAGCAGTTTGACTCCATCCTCACCAAGAGATTCATACCTGTCTCTATCGGCGGACTCATCGGAATCCAGACGAACAATTTGCGAATCGAGGTTCTGGACAAGCGCCAATAGCGCACGCTGCCAGCGCACCCAGTTATCGGGCAACATCAAGTAATCGCGCTGATTTCTGCTCACGCGATTCTTGACTTCCTCGGCTACGAGTCGTGAAAATGCATCATCGTTCATTCTTATCGTTTCCATGCTGGGCAAATATTTTTAAAATGACACCAGTCGCAGAGTCGACTGGTTTTTGGCTCAAAGTGGCCTGCTGCACACCTCTGGTCAATGCCCTCTTTGACCTGAACCAACACCTCTGTAGTTTTTAGGTAATCGCTGTCCTTCATCTCAGACTCGAAGACTTGACCATCTTTGAGAAATAGGAGCTGGACGCGATTCGTTGTACCCACTCCCAATTCACGCAGAGCAAGACCGTACAAGAAAAGCTGAAAGAACTTTCCCTCGCTATATCTAGGGTGCGGTGTTTTTCCGGTTTTGTAGTCAGAGACAGTCAGGCCATCTTCGTATTTTGTGAAACGATCGATGAAGCCCCTAACTGGAACGCCCGAAACGCTGACTAGAACCTCATGCTCAAGACCGTCTGGATGAAGTTGAGTTGGATCCTCTAAGAGCCAAAGATTCTCAACACACCACCATGACGACCACCTGAATTGGCGAAGCTCGGCCTCGTCGGTGATCAGGTCCATAACCCGATCTCGCCACGTTGAATCCCATAAATCTTTGGAGATCTGCTTGGCTAGTGCGGTAGTTCGTTCTTCCGACGGAGCAGCGTACAAAACCTCAAGTACGTCGTGAACAAAGTTTCCTCGTAGGGTTGCCTCGGTGGGGGGTTCTGTCAGTCGATCAATACGACTGAACTTGAACTTAAGTGGGCATTGTTGAAATGTAGAAATAGAGGATGCGGAAAGGTACTCCGGAGCCTCTAGCGGCTTATTCATCGCTCTCGGCGTGAGGAATCGCTGAGGCATACTCACCTCCGAAAAGGATGCGAATGCACTCAGCCATCAGCACTTGCAGTTCCTCGTCAGTGAATTCATTCTTCTTGGGAACAGCACGACCCCCCGACCACTCGTCCCAGAACTTGCGCAAGTCCTCGACCTGCTCAGGCGAGAGCTGCCCTCGAAGCGACATAAACTTTTCGTACGGTGTCGCATCTTTTGTCACTATCGGCTCCTGCTCTTTGGGTGACTGCGCATGCATAGCTTCATCAATCTCAATTGCCTCGACGTCGCGAGCTAGATAGAGGCCAACGCCGAACTGTTGCGCCGCCTTTTTCAGGGCATCAGAAACGGCTCCCTTCATCTCGTCGCCAAGATCGATGATCTCGTTATCTTTGCGATTGCGCTTGATTTTCTGACCACCAATTCCATCCCTATAAATTGGCGTAGTTGCGCTGAACATGTCCTGAGGCTGCAAAACCGTGAGGCGTACGTGCGCAACGATGAAGTCATTGTCATAGGAATCTCGCTCACAGCGAAGAACCTCGGATGACCACCCAGTGACTCCGAACACTCGATTCAGTCGATTGATGACTTCGCTGACGGGGATGTAAGTCAAGGCAACGCCAGACTTGTTGAGGGTTCGCTCCATCTCAACCGGGAACGGCTCGGCCAGATCGCGCATCAGTTGAGCGGAACGCTCACGCTCGATCTTTTGGTCTGCATCACGATCTTTGCGATTCAACTCTCGATAGAAGGCCGTGCGTTCTTTTTCTTCCTCGAAAGAATTGGCTACGTAAGTATCGGACATGATTATTTAGCCTTTCGTACGATAATTGATTCTTTGATTTCTCCGACGTCAGAGAACTGATCGGCATTGATCCCAATCTTGCTCAACTCTTTTACCTTCCAATAGGACGGGTATACGTAGTCAAGCATCTTGGCGATCATTTCCTTGGGGGACATGACAATCTCTCCGGTGTCCATGTCGATGGACATGTTTTCAATCCGCCCAGCAACCTCGACAGCCAGATCCTTGTGCTTCCAGCCCTTGCGGGAAGCTGCAGTGTTCTTCTCGATTTTTGAACCATCTGCAAGAATTATCTCGGGAGTGTCGGCCATTAGGTCGGACAAGATTGACGAGACACCGTCGTAGATGATCTTGAGATCCTCCTTGAAGCGATTGAGCTGAAGAACAATTTCAGCCGCCTGCTGCGTGTCCCAAGTCGATTTGTCTTCGGTGAGACTCATATCGAGCGCCAGCAAGGCACGCGTAAAATCTTCCATGTAATCAGGTAGTTCAGTACTCATAGCATCCTCTTGTAACGATTGACCTAGACGATAATAGCGACCCTTCCTCGCTGTGGCAACCCGAGTCCGGTGAGGAAGGTGAAGGCACCGACCGCAGAGTCAACCTGGTCATCGTGGCTGGCGGCTTCGGGAAATGAGGACATTTCATCCAGCCAGTCAGTTAGCCAGGAACCCCGGACGACCCGGATGTTCCCGTTGGCTACGGCGGCAGAAAATGGCCTGGCTCGGGTGAGCTTGTCGCCAGTGGCTCGAATACCCATAAAGTCATAACCAGGCAAAACGTACCTGGCAAACTGGTCGACGATTGCCTTTCCAGATGAGCCGGGTTCCTGTTCCATTCTGACGCTGACCAGGGGACCGTCCTCGAGGGCGGTTTGGGCAATCAGGGCCTCCACCTTGTCGCTTTTGCCACGAATTTTGCGCACATCCAGGACATATATAATCCCCTGATCGATCATGGCCAGGGTTCCTACAGTCCAGTCGGGGTCCGGATTTGACGCAGAAGGCTCGGTTGCTGCAAGGTCCCAGAACCTGACAACGCGCGCCGCCGAGGTCAAATGAGGGACTTCGTGCGGGTCGATAATCACGAATGAAGTTCGTTCAAAGAATGTGCCTAGGGTCGTAGACCACCAATCGCCCTCCTCCAAACGCCTACGCTCTACAGGGTCTAGTGCAGAAAGTGCCTGACGGTAAGACGCAGCGTCGATTCCCGGGTTATCAGTCAGCTTGGACGGTACGAAAACCCGCCCCTTGTCAAGCCCTTCAACGATAAATCTTTGCCTGACCCAGTTCGGCGCTGGGTTTGATGCCGCCCTCATACGGAGTGGGACCTGCGCTAGCGGGCCAGAAGCCGGGCGGCGCAAACGGGAGAAAAGGTACCGATAGTCAGATTCACGGATTTCTGTAACTTCATCCATTCCGATGAATTGAAATTCAGAACCCTTGTATCGCAAATAATCATTTGTATTGTTCAAGTATCCGAATGAAACTCTCGCTCCGCTAGGGAAGGTAGCCACATAGGAGTTGTTATTCCAGTGAATGTCGTCGTAGCGAGAAATCCAGTCCTTGAAGCGGTCCATGAGCGCCCCTGGGAGCGACAGGTCGGCGAATGTTCGACGGAACAGGATGGCCGAATAGCCAGGAGTGTCAACCCATTGAAGTGCGGCCATCAGCAAGGCGGAACTCTTACCTCCACCGGCTGCTCCACCGAATAGCGCCTCAAGAGTGTTGGTTCGAAGGAAGGCTTTCTGTGTTAGGGATGCTTCCTCTGGCGTGTACAGCGGTTGCTTAGGTTCGAGGTACTGAAGAACCTTGTTCCAGTCGGTCATAGGGGTCTTTCGATATTTATTGATTTACCGCACAGCAAGTACAGAGTAGTCTACGATCGTGTCGATCATGAAGAAGATCTTTACGCCCTTTAGGGTAACAGCTTTGTTAATAAAGAAATTCTTGACGAACAGGGCGGCAATGGCAAATCTATTCATGATTTGCTTTATACTGTTGAGTGCAGCAGGAGCAGCAGCTATTTACGCGCCTGCTGGATTTATAGTTGCTGGTGTCGGCTGTGGCATCTTTGGCTTCCTGCTCGGGCTTGAATAAATATGGGATGGAACAAAACCGACAACAAGTCCCTCCAAATTGGAGAGCAGAAGGCCGCAATTGGTCCTGGCGCGCCCGTCGCCTATAACGCAGCAACTGCTGGACGGCCTTATCGCGATGCTTGGGATGTCGAGCGGGCCTATCGAGAAGGAATGCAGAAAATCACCTGGGTGTCCAGGTGCATCGATGCTATAGCAGGCAACCAAGCTCGACTTAACATGATCCTGCGCAAAGACAACTCGCAGGATGGCCGCATAATCCGGCCACGCAATAACACTCTGCTCAGGATTCTGAACTCCGTATCAAACGACGGCGAAAACTCCTTTATTTTCAGATATCGGCTTTCTTCTCAGCTCCTCATAAGTTCTCGTGGTGTTTTTATTGAGAAGGTGCGTGGACGCAGTGGTGAAATAATCGCCCTTCACCTGCTGCCTCCGCAGCACACGGCACCGATACCGGACCCTAAGAAATTCGTCTCTGGCTACGAAATCACAATGCCAAATGGCTTCAAGCAAGTACTGAAACCAGAGGATGTTCTCTGGATCAGAAAGCCACACCCGCTCGATCCATACCTTTCGCTAACCCCGATGGAGTCTGCGGGAATCGCCATAGAAATTGAGAACCTCGCAAAGGTTTACAACAGAAACTTCCTGCTCAATGATGGTCGGCCCGGTGGACTGTTGGTTCTCCGTGGAGAGGTCGATGACGACGACAAGGACGAGCTTCGCAATCGATTTAGGGGCAATCTAAACAAGACCGGTTCAGTTTCCGTTCTGTCGTCAGACGATGGTGTCGACTACGTCGACACTTCCTCCAGCCCTCGTGATGCCGCATACATCCAGATGCGTCAAATCACGAAAGAAGAGATTTTAGCCGCTTTCGGTGTACCGGAATCTGTCATCGGCAATGCATCCGGGCGAACCTTCAGCAATGCTGCAGAGGAAAATCGCGTCTTCTGGATGGAAACGATGATGCCTCACCTGATGCTCATTGCAAGAGCATTGGACGACCTCGACCCACAGAACTTCATTGATTTTGATGTCGCCAACGTTCCAATCTTGATCATCGCCAAGCAAGAGCGAGAGCGGTACAAGCTCGAGGAGTATCAAAACGGACTCATCTCAGCCAATGAATACCGAGACGGAACTGGCAAGAAAAAGGTTGAATCAGAACTCGCCGACAGCTTGCTGTCCAACCCGAACCTAACTCCAATCGCAAATACTGAAAAGCCATTTGAGCCTGCTGCACAGCAGCCAGTCGACATGGCCGGTCGTCAACCTGGCGTTCCTGGCATGGAGGGCGCAATGCCCGGACAGGAACAGATGGCCGCTCCGCCTGACATGACTGGCATGGTCGGGCCTGACATGACCGGATACTCGGAGCCGCCCCCGCCGCTTGGCGCAGGACAGGGAGCAGTCCCAACGGCTGACACCTCCGGAATGATCGCTCCGGGAATTTCTGCAGCAGACGTGCAGACAGGAGCAATGCAGCAGCCGGCAGGAATGTTGAGCGGTCACGACTCAAGTATTCAGGTCAAAGTTGAGAATATGGCCGTGTCCGACTGGGACGTCAAAGCCGAACAGACGACCGAACGCTGGACTGAAATTTTGGATAGGTCTCTCGAACGATTTTTCGAACGTCAGCAGCGGGTTGTCCTAGAAAAAGCTGCCGGCGCGCGAGCCAAGAAGGCCCTTGAAAAAGGCAAACTTTCCGTAGACTCGATCTTCGACCTCGAGGTTTGGTCCAAGCAACTTGCCGAGGACGCAAAGCCGGTCATCAACGCAATAGCGATTGATGGGATGTCCAGTACATCCGAAGAGAAGGACGCTGCTACCCAGGAAACCGAAGAGTACAAAGAGTACTTGGAGGCCCAGATGCAGCGCCTTCAGAAAGTGAACGAGACGACCAAGGACGAGGTTGCCTCTGCACTCCTTATTGCCATGGCCCTAGGTGCCGATGATGACCGGTCGGCAATGTTGCGCGCCGCTCTCATCGCAATCTTCGCCAACCTGCTCGGCAAGAAGCGCCGGACGATTGCAGAGCATGAGGCGCAAACTGCATTTAATGCTGGCGTTTTCTTCGGTGGCAGAGATAAAGGCGCGGCTAAAAAGACCTGGTTGACAAGGAAAGATTCTCGGGTTAGGCCAGAACATCTCATG